CAGTAGATCGTTGATGTCTATTTTCTGTTACAATAACCGTAGTTCCTACTTCTGTAGTAAAAGGATTATCATTTAAAACAGCGGGGGTAGCGAAAGCTACTCTTGAAGGTCTTGCTCTTTGTAATGCTTGAGGATCCGCACTTGTAGGTTTAGGTTCCAATTGAGGTTGTTTAGGCTCAAATTCTGAAAAATGAACCCATGCCCCATTCCATTCCCTTACCATTTCCAGATAAGGAAAAGCTAATCCAGATCT